TGCCTCTATGAGACCGCCTTGTGCATGGCCTTGGAAATCCTTCATGTTCGATTCGGTTTTGGGCATAAGAGAGGTATGGAATTTATGAGGGCGTGGAATCTGAAGACAGAATGTCTGACAGACAAGACAGTGAAGTGGAAAGAGTATGTCGAAGCGATCAGAGATGAGATGAAAATTGATGTGCCGACGGAATGGATGAGGAGGGAGAAGAAGATATGGGGAAGTACACAATGATAGACCCTGGACTCTTTCCTGTGGGACTGAGGGAGGTTGTCACGATGCCTATTCACTCCAGCAAGGAAGATTATCAGCCTCATTTTGATAAGCTGGAGACACAGGAGCTGGAGATGGCGTTGAAGATCCTGATGCAGGAATATCCAGGGTCCCAGATGGAGAGGAAGAATCGTATCAGGGCAGAGATAAACAGGAGGAATCGAAGGAAACGTGACTACGGCTTCGAGAAGGCCGTTCTGCCACGCCGTAAGTGTTGGGCCGAGGATTTTACCAGGCTGTGGTTAGAAGCGTGTCAGAGCGTAAAGGAGGGGCTCTCATGAGCATATATGCAGGAATGAAGATGAAAGTTATTAACGGACTTGGAAGCCATGATAAATCTGCCAGCATGAGCACGGGTGACATTGTGACGGTGAGAGCGGTCTATCCAAGGGTCGTGCTGGTAGAAAGGCCATATCACGGTGGAACGAGCGAGATGATGCGAGAGTGCTTTCAGTTGAGGAATATTCATAAGTATTTGAGGAGGGTAATATGATGATCAAGAAGCCTGGGAATTTCTTCGTCGGAATTCTATGCGGAATCATGCTTTATCAGACCATCATGAATAACGGGAGCTATATATTCGCCGGAGCATACGCTTTTTTCGCAGCCATAAACATATTGATCGGGATTTTAGGATAGAGAGGAAAGAAAATGACTACAGTAATAGCTTTCGTTGGAGGCATGATGGTTGGCGGAATGTTCGGCCTGCTGATGGCTGCCGTATTAATGGCAAGCAGGGAGGAAGATGAATGATTCAGTTGCAACAAGGCGATTGTCTGGAACTGATGAAAGATATCCCCGATGGAAGCATAGATATGATTTTGTGCGATTTGCCATACGGAACAAGTGCTTGCAAGTGGGACGCAGTTATCCCTTTTGATTTATTGTGGAGCCAATATATACGGATTAGCAACCCGAATACAGCAATCGTGTTGTTTGGTAGAGAACCCTTTACGTCTACGATGATTATGTCAAATATAAAGATGTATCGACAGAAACTTACATGGTTAAAAACGCGCCCGACAAACGTGTTTAATGCAAAAAAACAGTTCATGAATTGGACAGAAGATATAACTGTATTTTATCGAAAACTACCAACTTTCAATCCACAATTTTGGGACGATGGAACAGAAGTTAAGCGGAAGATTCAGCATTTAAATACTGACAGAAGTAAGGGTACATTAGGACAAACAGGAGAACGTGAAGGATTTGTTTCGGTGTGGGGTGGAAATCATCGGTATCCTAAATCAGTGCTAGAATTTTCAAATGTGCATCATGGCTCAGAGTTGTTTCACCCAACTCAAAAACCAGTTGAATTGTTAGAATATTTGATAAAAACCTACACCAACGAAGGTGATACAGTCCTCGATAATTGTATGGGAAGTGGCAGTACAGGAGTGGCTTGCGTGAACCTGAATCGTAACTTTATCGGGATGGAGCTTAAAGAAGAATATTTTGACATAGCACAAGAGCGGATTCACAAAGCACAAACAGAGCCTAAACAAATGACATTGTTTGAGGAGGAAGATGAATGAATGTTTTAACAAAAACAACAGTTACTTTTCAGATTCCCAATGACCATAAACAGCTAGACATTTTCATCAAAAAAAATGATATGAGCGAATGGAAAGAGTGTGTTGCAAGCAATTATGTATCGTATTCACGAAGTCAAAATGTGGTTGTCTGCTTTCCTGATGAGTATATGGAGGAAGATGAATGAGTGATTTAATTAATAGACAAGACGCAATTAACGCTTTTAAGCCTGACCACCCTGTTGATTGGTATACGACAATGATTGTCGATGTATTAGAAAATTTGCCATCCGCAGAGTTAGATCCGTGTAGTTTTTGTAAACACAATGATGATTGCGGATATATGTCGGCGTATTGTCCTGCGGAAAGGAAAGAAGAATGAATGATTTAATTTACCGTCAGGATGCGATAGACACCGTGATGAAACACGGTAAGAGAATTCCGACTTACGTCATAATGTGCAAGGACGCTCTGAAAAAACTACCATCCGCAGAGCCAGAAATCGAAGAAAAACTATATCAATATAAATGCTACATCACCGACAATGAAGGTTTGCAACATGAAGTCATACATATAGACGATATAAGGAGAGTGACAGGATGAGTGATTTAATCAGCAGAGGAAAAGCAATAGAGGATTTACAAAATGGAGACCCATCGGAAATATATGAGATTGAGGATATTAAGTATTGGCTTAATTCTTTACCATCAGCAGAGCCACAAATCATACGGTGTAAGGATTGCAAGCATTACGGATGTGTCCTATATTCCGGTACTCAATTTGAATACGGCGAATGCTTTGGTCATGAAGAATCAGATTACACTTTTGAAGTGAAACCTGATGATTTTTGTAGCAGAGCAGAAAGGAGAACCGATGAATGAATGTAGTGGTGGCAATATTCTGCTTGGTGTGGGTTGTTTATTGGATTTGGGAAATAAAGAGGTGAACAGGAATGAGATTAATTAAAGGACGGTCATTTTATAAAGAACCTTGGTACAACAGTTATCGGTGTATGATGAGCCGATGCTATAGGCCTAAAGACGCAAGTTATAAATACTATGGGGGAAGAGGAATAGCGGTTTGCGATGAGTGGCACAATATTCTGAATTTTGAGATGTGGGTGAAAGAAAACCCATATTTCAAAGGGGCAACGCTTGACAGAATAGATAGCAACGAAAATTATTCTCCAGATAACTGTCGATGGGCAACAATGTTTGAACAGGACAAAAATCGAAGAAACAGTGTTTTGATTGAGTGGAATGGGGAAACTCATAATATTACGGAATGGTCAGAGATAACAGGATTAAATAGAAGCACTCTAAATAATCGTTATTGGAGAGGTGACAGAGGGGACAGATTGTTTGAAGGGGTGAGGTATAAATGTCACGCTTAATTGATGCGGATAAACTATGTGAAGATTTGTTGGATAGGTGGAGTATTGCTGATACAAGAAAAGAAGAGTTGATAAGAAGAGTGATGGCAGATATTGTTACTCCGATTATTGCGAGTCAACCATCAGCAGAACCACCACTTATACGATGTAAAGACTGCCGATGGTGGACAAAGCACGATACCACGCTTCAAGGCAAATGCGGATTACATAATCTCAATCCAATGCCTGATTGGTATTGTGCGAGTGGGGAGGTAGGGGTTGATATAAAAGATGGATTTACCAAATGGGTAAAAAGCGTTGCTGATAGTTATAGAAGCTAGCAGGGGGTGGAAGAATGAACAATCAACGGATAACAATCGACTTCAAGAACTTCAAGTATACATGCGAAAATGGTGCATTGATCAGTTTTAATATTCCCGATACAGCAACCGAGGATGACTTAAAGGGATTCAGAGAGATGGTAGATGTGGTTCTTAAGAGGACATACAAGCTGAAGGAGGTGGAAGAATGACAAAGAATGATGTTGTGCAATTCACAGAAAATCATAAGTGGCGCGGATGCCTTGGGATCATAGACGAGGACAAAGGCGAAGGACATCCGAGAAGATACATGATAGGTGTTCCGATCCCTGATAGTGGAACGGCATACATCTATGATGATGGGTCTAGCATTGAATACATTGGTAAGGCATTGTTAGTGGAGAGTGAAGAATGACACAATACAAATTCAATACATTCAAGTATTTCAAATATACATGCGAAAATGGTGCATTGATCAGTTTTAATATTCCCGATACAGCAACCGAGGATGACTTAAAGGGATTCAGAGAGATGGTAGATGTGGTTCTTAAGAGGACATACAAGCTGAAGGAGGTGGAAGAATGAATTTTATAAAGGCAATGCCGCCAAAAATGATGAAAGACAGAATCGGTGTATATTCCGGCGGATCTCGAACCGGATGGCACGCTGACATGGATCGGTGTTGGATAGACAATGACGCTAATGTCTGCGTCTGCTCCAGGCTAATCAGAACAAAATTTGGAACCGTGGAACATGTCACCATCAGTAAAGGAACCGGGACAAATGACGGAACTGGTGAAGTTACCTGGTCTCAAAAGATGCAGATCAAAAATGAGTTATTCGGAGAAAACCGGTTCGCCATCGAGGTATTCCCAAAGCAGAAGAATCTTGTCGATGTATGTGATGTTTATCACTTGTGGGTCTTTGACAAGAAAATCGAAATGCCTTTCGGGATAGCTCCGAAAGAATACCAGAAGTCAATCAACCGAGGATACAGCATCAATGAAGCAGAGCTGGGAATCATGAAAAAAGATTACATTAGGACAGAAAAGATATGAGAGGTGAGCGGTTTTAGTAGAGGCTGGAAAGAAAGAATTTGAGGAGGACTAAATGGCAAAATACATAATTGAATTTGAAGATGAACCTAGCATGAGAGAGGACGGAGTAAATTATTATACTTGCAAATCTGCTCGTTGGTATAATCTAGGAGATACAATTATCAATAGGCTCGAACCATACACCGAACCTGACCGAGAAGCTATTGCGGGCGAGGTGTGGGAGTTTGCAAAAAAGATAGGTTCATTCAATGGTCTATCAAAGCACGAACTTGATGAATGTTTTGGACATACCACAATTCAAGGAGTCATGACAACCTATGATACCTACCAAGAAGCCAAAGCCAAATACGAAGCATGGAAAAAGCAGAAGGACGAAATCCGTGTTGGTGATGAAGTGGAATTATATGAGGGTGCCAAAGGCCTGGTATATATTGTTGGCGAAGAGATGCTTGAGGGTGCTTACTTAAACTGTAATGGGTTGGTTTCGTTTTGTTGGAAAAAGAAAGATTGCAGGAAGACAGGTAAGCATTTCGATGATATTGAAGAACTGCTGAAGAAGATGAGAGGTGAAGAATGACAGAAGTAGATATTTATAAGGCAGTCCACGACGTTATATCTGACGTTGATGATTGGATTTCAAACGAGAAAGACAGCGAAAAAGCAATTCAGTATATCCTTGGAGCACATGACTTATCAGTGAGATTGATTGAAAAGTTGCAGGAGGAATCATGACCATTCAAGAAGCTATCAGAATCCTAGAGAACAGGAAGAAGCAACCTTTCATAAGTTATCAGCAACAGGAAGCCTTCCAGATGGGAATAAATGCTCTTAAGAAAGAGCAGGAGGAAGAAGATGAATCTATCCAGGAATCAATACGGATACCGTGATCCGACTGCCGAGAAGGCGATCACTCATATCATGAGTGAGCAGAAAAGGAAAGAAAGGAGAAGGAGGAAGAGAATGAGAACCGCAGAACCAGACAAGTACATCAGGCTGTCAGACCTGTTCCATATAGCCAACAAGTATCGGATCCCCAGGGATATCAGAGCAAGGGAAGAGATCATCAGGGCCTCGGCCATCGTACCCGAGTGGAAGGATCCGGAGAAGGATCCGCCTCCGGATGATGAAATCCTGTTCGTAATCGTTGATGGAAAGTATGGCAATATCTCTTTCCATCACGCCATCTTGACTGCAAACTATTATGCTAATGAAGGCTGGGAGCTGGAACAGTATCCGGACTGCAAAGACTTCACGGTTCTGAGGTGGCAGAGGCCGGAGCTGCCGGTGGAGCTGAGAGATGGATCCGTGTATTGACAACAAGGAGGACGAAAAGGTAAGCATGCGTGACTACCAGAGACAGAAGAACAACAAGTACATATTGCCCAGAGCAGTATATCACAAGACTCTCTGGCAGATCCGTGATTACTATAGACTTAAGGAAGAAGCTGACGGAATCCTTTATGAATCTTCTCTGCTCTCTGACGGCATGCCCAGGGGCACGGCGATCGGGGATCCGGTGCACTCCAAGGCTGTGCGAAGAGAAGAGACACTGCATATCATCAAGGTCATCGAGGAGGAAAAGGCGAAGATCCCGGAGGAGTACCAGAAAGGAGTATGGGATTCCATTCAGTACGGTTCCCGGTATCCTGATGATGCACACCGCAATACGTATTCCCGATGGAAGTCCGTTTTTGCCTATTCGGTGGCAAAAAGATTAGGTTTTGATTAAAAGTTTGTGCACGGGGAAAAATCAGATGTGCTATAATACTAAGGTCAGAAGGTGGCGGATCATCCCGCTGCCTTTTCTTTATGCGTTTGCTAAGCAGTTGCCGGGACTGACAACACCGGCCCAGCGCAGGCCGAGAGCGCTATATAAGTCATGGCAGGCGGGGCGAAAGCTCCGCCAGTTGTTTGGAAGAAATTTGAGAATAAATAGAAAAACCTCCAAAAAATGCTTGACATAGGGAATCCCCTATGATATAATAAGAGCATAAGGAAGGAGGTGGGCGAGTGAAGGGCAAACATGAGAGAAAGAAAAATCCCGACAACCTGATCAAATTAATAAGAGATCTTGTTATCGGGATCGTCTCCGGGATAATAAGTACCGTCATCACAAATCTTATTTTCCGGTAAGACAAAGGCGAAAGCCGGGGAGGCTTCACAACCTCCCTTTTCTCTCTTGATATTATCATATTCTTCACTCAAATACAATGAGCAAGATTTCAATTATTGTTGGTTTTATTGTCGCTTTCACCGTTACTTTTATTTTGCGAAGAAGGGGGAAGTGATATGCCTAAAGGAAAACCTAATGTACAGACCAGGGCAACAGACAAGTATCAGAAGAAAGCAGGATATAAGAATAAGTCCTTTAAGCTGAAAGGCGATGTTGCCGAGAGATTCAAAGAAGCTTGTGAGGTGGCAGGCGTTAGCCAGGCTGCCAAGATCACAGAACTGATGGAGCAGTTCATCAAAGAAGTAAACAACAACTAGCCAAGAGGGGCAGTCCATACCGGGCTGTCCTTTTTACATACAACTGATTATTACCGCCATGGTGCACGCCCTTAAAGTGCAAGGGTTCTTTTACTATTTTCTGCCCTGCTACCTCCTTTCGATACACAGGTCTCAATACCGCGGCTTCCCCGGGAAGCTTTACAAAGAGAGTGTGCACCATGTTTTACCAGGGAAAGAAGGTGAGGGCATGGATTACGAATTATCAGAAAAATACAAAGTTATATCAGAAGCTGTAATTGATGCGGTCCCTGAGCTTCGTTGGATCCGGGATGCCGGAATATGTATCAATTACGAAAAATCATATGCTGAAAAGAAACATTCCGGCAAGAGGGTCCTGGCCGAATGTAGAAAAGTGCCAGAGGAATGGAAGCTTTACTGCCCGTGTGATTTCAGGATCATTGTTTATGAAAACAACATCATTGATTTGTCAGAAAACCAGGTCAAAGTGCTTTTATGGCATGAGCATCTCCACATCGGAATGAATGAGAAAAACGGAGAGTTGACTTATATAGTCATACCTCATGATATTGAGGACTTCCACAGTATCGTTGACAGGTTCGGAGCCAGATGGGCAGATGCCGGCGCAGACCTCCCTGACATCACCAAAGGTGGTGGTTAAACTTGGCAAACAAGAAAGGTAATCCTCAGAACCTGAAACCTGTTCGAAGCGTGAATGAAGCGAGAAAGAAAGGCAAAAAAGGAGGCAAGGCCTCTGGAGCTTCCAGGCGTCGCCACAAGACCCTGCAGGAGATAACCAAGGAGGTATCCAAACTCCCATTAAACGACATAGGCATCAACAAGCTGAAACGTTCCGGTATAGACATCAATAGCATGGATCCGTATGATCTTGTAGGACTTACTGCGGTTGTGGTAGGGCAGATGAACGCTGCTGCCAACGGGAATTCCCAGGCGGCTCAGGTATTTGCTGACTGGATGGACTGGTCTGACAAGCATAAGAAAGACCAGCTGGAGATCGAAAAGCTCAAGGCAGAGATTGAACGGCTCAAAGCAGATACGGAGCGGATTCGTTCCGGACAGGGAATCGATGACGATGACCAGGTCCTTCAGTTCATCGAGGGGATGAAGCATCATGATACAGTTGACGCCGAAGCAGATTGAATATATAGAAAACGCTGACCATCGTTGGAATATTAAGTCGGGTGCTGTCCGATCAGGGAAATCATTTGTGGATACTGCTGCCGTTGTCCCTGAGCGGATCATTGAGAGAAAGGGGCAGCCTGGTTTATCTGTGGTCATAGGGGTCAGCAAGTCTACGATCGAGAGAAACGTGCTCCAGCCAATGCGTGAGATCTACGGACAAAAAAGGATTGGGCAGATCGTTTCCAGCAAAAATACAGCCATGTTGTTCGGCGAAGAGGTCTATTGCCTGGGTGCTGAGAAGGTCAGCCAGGTCGCCAAGATCCAGGGTGCATCCTTCAAATACTGTTATGGGGATGAGATAGCAAAGTGGAACAAGGAAGTTTTTGAGATGCTGAAATCCCGACTGGATAAACCCTACTCCTGCTTTGACGGAGCATGTAACCCGGAGAACCCGACTCACTGGCTGAAAGAATTCATTGATTCCGGTGCAGACATTTATCTGCAGAAATATACAATCTTCGATAACCCTCATCTGCCCCGGGAATTTGTTGAAGGCCTGTGCATGGAGTATGAGGGAACGGTCTATTATGACCGCCTGATTGAAGGAAAATGGAAGCGGGCGGAGGGAGCGATTTATCGAAAGTTTGCTGATGAACCAGAAACTTTTATCAGACCGGTTGCAAGAGAGAATCTGTCAAGGATCATCATCGGCGTGGACTTTGGCGGGAATGGTTCCGGTCATTCGTTCGTTGCCACAGGCTTTTATCCAGATGGAAATGTTCAGGGGCTTATGAGCAGGAGATACATGAATGCGGATTACCCAAAAGGGATCGATGCCACCCTGCTTTCCGAACTGTTCCTGGGTTTTCTAAAAGAAGTGATCATTGCATACGGGATTCCGGGGAAAGTGTACTGGGATAATGCAGAAACAGTGCTTGGACAGACGATAAGGAATGCCTGCCGGAGATCCTATCCTCAGATTAGCGTGATGCCTGCACTGAAAAAGAGAATCAAGGACAGGATCGAGCACACGATACGGATCATGGGCGCTGGCCAGTTCTCAATCACAAAAGACTGCGAGACTCTTTCAAAAGCCCTGCAGGAAGCAGTATGGAATCCGAAGGCAAAAGATGATGAACGCCTTGATGATGGAAGCAGTGACATCGATACGCTGGATGCGTTTGAGTATACGATTGAACGAGAGATTGGCGGAAGAGCAAGGATCAAGACATTTGATTTATAGGAGTAATGAGTCATGGCAAATAACCACAATACCAGGCCATATACGCTGCCGGAGCCTTTTTACTGCGATCCCGCAGAGGTAGAGAATGGCATCAGTATGGACCTGGTGGAAAAGTATATAAGGCAGCATGAGGACAGGCTGCGAAGATACCGGTATCTCGAAGCCCTCTATAAAGGTTTCCACGATATCTTCCGGCAGCCGGAAAAAGAGAAATGGAAGCCGGACTGGAGGCTTGCAGTCAATTTTCCCCGGTACCTGACGACGACATTCTCGGGGTACGGATACGGGAAAGGCATCAAGGTGCTGCATCCGGATGACGATATCGCGGAAGGGATCCGGGATTTTGAGAAGTCCAACGAGATCAAGGGACACCATACAAACATGGTCAAATACTGCTGTATCTACGGCCATGCCTGGGAGTATATGTACCAGGATGAGGAGGGCAGGACAAACGTCACGGCAGAAAAGCCGTCAGATCTTTTTGTGGTCTGTGATGACACCATGAAGAAGCGTGCCCTGTTCGGGGTACGCTACGGCAGGCATAATACCGGCAAGCATGAAGGCGAGATCTACGGAGAGATCATCGGGAGCATGGAGAACATCCCGTTCGATGCAGGCAGGAAGAAAGAACCCTATCCCAATCCTTACGCACCGAGGCTTTGCGTCGTTGAGTGGTGTCTCAATGCCGAACGCATGGGGCTGTATGAACCAGTCGCGGGGCTGATCGAATTATATAACCACACCCTGTCGGAGAAATCCAACGACATCGATTACTTCGCTGAAGCGATCCTTGCCGTGATCGGCGCCGAGGTGGAAGAGAAAGACCTGGAGAACATGAGAGACAAGAGGCTGGTCAACCTTTATGGCACGGAGAACGTGAAGGACGCGATCGTCCAGTACCTGACAAGGCCGTCAGCTGACGGAACTCAGGAGAACCTGTTGACGAGGGTAGAGAGGCTGATATACCAGATCGCCATGGTAGCCAACATCTCCGACGAGTCTTTCGGATCTGCGACTTCCGGGGTAGCCCTGGCTTATAAGCTCTGGTCTACCTCCAACATCGTCGGGGACTTCAATACCCTGATCGAAAAGTCTATCAAGAAGAGGATCAAGCTCTGGTCCTCCCTGCAGACCAATACGACAAGGAATGATGCCTGGGTAGATATCGAGGTGAAGTTCCAGCCGAACATCCCGAGGAACGTCCAGGAAGAGACCCAGACCGCTGCTTCTGCGGAAGGCATGGTATCCAGAGAGACCCAGCTCTCCCTCCTGTCCTATGTGGAGGATCCGAAAGCGGAGATCGACAGGATGAAGCAGGAGGAAGAAGAAGAGCAGGCCTCTATCGTGGACAGGCGGATGTTTGAGACCCCCGAACTAGAGGTGACCGAGGATGCCGAAGAAGATACGTCCGGGCAGTAATTACTGGAGACGCCGGGAAGAAGCACAGCAAAAGAAGAATATAAAGGAGCAAAAAGAATACGATAAGCGTATCAAGTCGATCTATCTGAAGGCTATGGACAATATCCAGAAGGAGATCGACTCTTTTTATGCCCGCTATGCGAAGAAGGAAGGGATTACCCTGGCCGAGGCAAAGAAGAGGGCTTCTAAGCTTGATATGGAGGAATACTCCCGAAAAGCGAAACAGTATGTGGAAGAGAAAAACTTTTCCAAAGAAGCCAATGAGGAAATGCGGCTTTACAACATGACCATGAAGGTAAACCGGTTGGAGCTCCTGAAAGCCAACATCGGGTTGGAGCTGGTAGATGGTTTTAATGACCTGCAGCAGTTCTTTGATGAGAAACTGACTGATCGTACGATCGACGAGTTCAAGAGACAGGCTGGGATCCTGGGTGATACGGTCACGGACACGGAAGCAGCAAAGAGAGCGAAAGTCCTTGTAAACGCATCTTTCCACAATGCAAAATGGTCTGACCGGATCTGGATGTATCAGGACCTGCTCAAGAATAAACTGGATGACCTGCTGCGGACCGGTCTGATCCAGGGGAGGAATTCCAGAGACCTGGCCAGAGAGCTGAGGAAGACTTTTGACGTATCTAGATATAACGCAGAACGCCTGATGCGGACAGAGATGGCCAGGGCCCAGACCGATGCCCAGAAGGAGTCCTTTGAAAGAAATGGCTTCGATGAGTATGAGTATATCTGCTGCGGGCTTCCGGATGCCTGCGAGATCTGTCGGGAACTGGACGGGAAGATCTTCAAGGTCAAGGACATGATGCCTGGAGAGAACGCACCGCCCATGCATCCCAATGATCATTGCTCGACCGCTGCACACTACGCAAACCGTGAGGATTTCGACGCCTGGCTTGATGCCAAGGCTGCCAGAGAGACGGGGCTGGGGTTTGAGGAGTGGAGGATAAAAAATCAGGTTAATAAGAATAAGAGCTCGATGAAAATGAATCTGCAGTTCTTTGGATATAGCGATAAGCGAAATGTTATCGCAAATATTAAAAACGGAAAGATTGATAACAATAAGTTTAACAACTGTTATAATTATTTTAAAAAGAAATTTAAGAATGGTGTTCAAACCCCAATAGAAGTTGTGTTTGATAAAACAGACGCATTCTATCACATTGTAAACCGACACCAAGAAATGATGTCTGTAAAAAACATCGACAAGATAGTCGATACGCTAATGAGGCCTCAAGCCGTTCATGAAAGCATGGACAGGTTTGGGAATATTGGAAAAGCTTATATACAAAATGCGAAATCCCCTTTACTTGTTATAGTGCGTAATGGTATAATTACGGCGTATAAGCCTAAGAAAAAATACCTAGCAAAAGTAAGAAGGGGAAACAAGATATGGTGAGACAACTGACTGGGGTGACCTGGGATAAATACCTGGGAACAGATATTAATGAGATAGTTCTTTTTTTTGATCAATCAGAAGATGAAACAGAGGTTGA